CGGGGTTGGCTTGCCACAAAGCCTTGGCCTCATCCCCTATCTTGCCGTTATACGGGCACGGAGTACCTGCATACATCATGCTTGACCAGACGCGGTAGTCTTGACACATCAAAGATACTGCCGCTACACGCATACCCATATCGTACATTGTCTTTGACAGCTTAATTCTCTCACAGTTAGTGTCACGAACAGACTTTCCCGCAGAGAAGCCCAGAATCTGTGTCTGTACTGCGCCTGAAATGCCTGTAGTGCATAGGTCTTGTGAATAAGAAGCCCCAATAGATGGAGCGATAGCACTAGGTGGTGGTGACTCAATCTTCTGGGTTACTCGTTGGCTAGAGTCGCTAGTGCTACTGTTGGTATTGGTGTTGACGTTGTTGTTCTGATTCATAGCCGTTATATCAGACACAGAGTTTGTTGTTTGATAGCTAGTGCTTTCAGAGGTTGAGGTGTTAACGCTTCTGCTGTTATTGGTGTTTTGGTTAACGCTAGTAGAGTCGCTAGTGCTACTGTTGGTATTGGTGTTGACGTTTGTATTGGTGTTGACGTTTGTATTGGTGTTGTCAATTGTTCCAGTATAATTAGTTGTGTTTACGTTGTTGTTGGTATTGGTGTTGTTTGAAACCGAACTTGAAGAAGAATTAACCGTACTCGTATTGGTGTTTACGTTGGTATTGTTGTTGGTGTTAGTGTTTGTAGACGTTCCAGTGTAAGTAGTCGCGTTTACATTAGTGTTATTGTTGGTATTTGTAGACGTAGAAGTGGACGCTGCGTTGCTAGTCGCAGTTGTGTTTATATTAGTAGTGGTGTCCTGCCCAAAGACAGGAAAAGCCATGAGAAACATGGCGGTGCATATACAGCGTTTCATTTCTCATAGTCCTTCCGTTTTTAAGTTACTCGCAGTATGCTTTACCTTGATTCCAAATAAAATGCGCTATTGACACCCTACATGAATCTTCTGTTCCACCTATGCTTTCACTTGAATGTTCAGCACAAGACGGAAACACTATTGTACGCCCCTGCTTAAATTCTACCTTTACATCTTGCTCAGGAAAACAAAGTCCTCCCCCAGTAAATTCGCCCCACCCAAGCAAAGTTATAGCTGTAATATTACAAGTATCTTTATGCGCTTTATAAACTTGTCCCGGCGTATAATAGTTTATTAGCATAGTGTCTATATTGGACTGACAGATAAAAGAAAACACTACATCAAACTTTTCTAGCGCAAGGCATAATTCATTGTTAAATATTTTTTGTCCCGCACAAAGTGTGGGAGAAGCGTTTCTATTGTTTGTGTATAGGTTGTCTAAAAAAACTCCAGTTCCCGTTTTTTTATATTCTCCGTTTTCGTATTTTGCCGAATCCGTTATCTCTGAATTTGCCGAAAGTCTTTTTAAGTCTTTACTTTCCGATAAAACCGCTTCATATTCTTGGCCCGTTATATAATCGTCTATTACTACGTAGCTTAAATTTTTTTCTCTATAGCAAGTTACTTGCATATAACTGCCGTGTCCGTGTCTGTAAAAAACATTAAATTTCCTTCACAAACTATATTCCAATCAAGCCCTTCTTGCTCGCTATAAGAAGGGACCTCAAGTATTACATGCCTTGCCAACCACTCTGTTTCATTATGCAGGACTCGCCACACATGTTCGGAAGTACCTCTACCCTCTTGCCCTTTTGATTTATTAAACCGTATTCGGTATTTCACTCATAGCTGCCCACGTTAAAATTTACGTTAAAAGACAAGATCAACTTGCTGTCTTGCGTTTTATTTATTGGCGCTTTATGGTGCAAAAAAGAAGGGAACGTAATTATGTCTCCTTCTTCAACAGGGACCGCATACTCTTTCCCGTTCCACTTAAACAAAATTTTAGGGTGATCGCCGTTTAGCTTAACGTAATACACTCCGACAAACATGCAGTTACCGTGAACATGCCAGTCGTGGAAGTCTCCTTCCTTATAATATTGATACCAATTATCCCCTATACTCCATTCCGCAAAGTTTAAATCAACTGCCACTTGACTAACGTGATCATATATATCGCTTTGACTGTATTTCCAATATTCTTTTTTTGCGTCAATTACATGCCAGTCGCAGCTAGTTAAATTTATTCCTTTAGAGCGGATACCATACATAGCCCCTTTTTCCACGCAGTCGATTATCTTTAGCTTAGACTCCGCGTGATCAGGGGCTTTTGTTTTAAATAACGGAAGACCAAAATCTAAAGTTTTGTCCATAACCTATTCTGGCTTTACAGGCCAAGTAACTTCTGGAAAGCCTGCCTGTTGCCTAATGTTACGCAACTCTGCACGATATGTTATCCAAGCTTGTTTTTCTCCAACCGTCATTGGAACATCAGATAACATTGTCCAATCAGTTTGACGCAGCAAGTCTTTAGCTTTGGCCCAAACTAATTCAGAAGGAGTAGCTGTAGCAGGTGACTCCCCCTCTACCTGTACCCAACCTTGATCAGCGTATGCCTCACCCAACCAAGACAGATCCCCAAGCTTTTCTTCGATTCCAGACATACCAAAAATCGGCCCCCAGTTCTCAGGAAGATTTCCGGCTTCGTTTAGTGCTTCGTTTGTTGACAGTTTTTTTAATTGCCACAGCATTTTCTTTCTCCTTCTCTTTAATTTGTAAAGGCACACCTGCTTGTACTTCAGTTGCCGGAAGCACTCCTCCGCCTACATCGTGATGCACCGCCATATCATTAGAATGAGGTGGATGCCCGACACCCGGAAGCGCTTGATTGCCACGATAATGCGCTAACTCTTCTTCTGTAAGCTGCCAATCTCTCCAACTAGAAAAATCTTTTCTAGGTAGTAGTTTCAGGTGGCAACCTACGTTTGCAGAAAGCTGATGTATAAGCTCTATGACTTCTACCGGCTGTAGTAAACAGAATAAATTTTGTCCTGCATTACCTCGCATAGATATCTCAGTAGTCCCTCCAAATGCAGTGCCTATTGTAAAACCTCTAGCCCTATTCGCTTGGTCAGCCTTCATGTTAGCTAAATGAAGTTCTTCTCTAGCCTTTATCTCAGAGATTTCCGCTTCTTCTTTTACTTTCTGTAATTTACTTTTTGCCATTATTGAGGGTTCCAACTAACAACAATTTGACCGCCCGTTGCTACTGTTACTGGATACGCACTACCACTACATACTGTAACGCCATTGGACGTAGAAGGGGTTGCCGAACCTCCGGGATTTCCGGCTTGGCCACTACCGCCAGTGTTTCCACGACCACCTCCGCCGCCTCCAGAAGAGAAAAATCCTACTGCATTCTGTGCTTGGTAACGACCGACACCACCACCGCCACCGCCACCGCCTGCTCTTGAAACACTACCTGCTGTACCGGACTGGGCGTTAGCCGGGCCAGAAGGAAGGTTAGAAGCACCATTACCACTTGCCCCGCCTCCGCAAGTGCCTCCACTACGAGCGCCACGGTCAGTTGCGTCTTGTCCCGAATTGACTGTACCTGCTCCACCGCCGCCACCGCCACCAACCCCGTAACCATCTGGCGTAGCAGGGAAGCCTGTGCCTCCACGACCACCACCTTGGTTAGTAAACCCTCCCGTGTTTCCTTGGCCTGATGGAGCGGAGTTTGTATTACCGGGAGAACCGATATTTGCAGAGCAGCTAAAAGCACTCGTCCCTGTATTCCCTTCATTACCCGCAGCGCCGCCATTGCCTGCATTTCCACCTGCAAAGTTTATAGAGAAAACAGAAGACGCTGCACCAGAATTTCCTGCGTTACCTGCGTTACCTGCGCTTCCACCCGGCCCACCGGGCGCTCCACCTCCGGGGTTTCTTTGGTTCGGCCCAATCCAAAAACTGGGGTTTACTACCACAGGAGAGCTGCTTTGATTCTGTACGTTTTTGCCGCTACCGCCGCCACCACCACCCCCATCGGCCCCGGGATTTCCGGCGTTGCCTGCGTTACCCGCACCCCCAACTCCTGTAACGCTGACACAAGTAACCCCGACAGGGACGTTGAAAGTTCCAGATGCGTTAAAAGTTTCACTACCACCGGGGACTACTCCGGCCCCTAAAACCCCTGATTTAGATGATCCTATGGGCATAATTACCTCACTTTAGCTGTGCTGCTTAATCCTAATTTTGGCCTACCGTCCCATTTACAAATACTGTAAGGGCCTGTTTTATCTACATAATGAAGCATAAATTGAGCGTTTAGTTTAGTTTTTGTTTCATTCATTGGTTTTCGCCAATGTAAGAGATCGCATCCTCTATATACTAACGCATCGCCTGCATTCAAAACAATTGCATTGTCGTTTCCGTCTATGTCTTTTATTCCTATAGGCCAATCTTCACCTACCTTAGCCACATGTACTGTAACCGAGTATTCACACTCTGGACGGTCTGTATGCGCCTTTAATTCATCCTTATCCATATAAACTCTCATATAAGAATAAGTAGGATATAAAGACCTCCCTACTGTTTTTCCAATAGAGTCAGCCTTATCTTCTAAAAAAAGCTCTATTAATGGGTCGGCGTAACAAAAAAAGGTACTGGTTAAATCTTGATTAAATCCTTTTTCATCACAAAAACGCCTGTTTATTGCGTTTTCAAAATACCTTGATACTCGACTTACTTCAGTTGGAAGTAAAAATTCTTTAATAACATGGTAGCCTTTTTCTTCAAAGCTACTCATAGTAAAACCAACCCGTTGCAATATATTTATCTGTATTGCCTAACGGAGGGTTACCTCTATGTACATGAGTATAGTCAGCAGGCCAAATAATCACGGTGTTTTTCTTAGGCTTAACGCGAAGTTTTTGGTATAAGAATTCTGTTTCCCCACCATCTTGCTCAGGCAAATCGTTTAAGTACAAAGAATATACAATAACTCGGTCTCGGTCTCTGCCGTGAGCGCGTTCAGAATGCCAAACGTGATACCCTTCTGCCGGAGAAGTTTTTTGCACTTTCATATAAGTTGCATTTACTTTTACATTTTTTAATTGAGCAAAAGTTTCTGCATAAGATTCAAAACATTTTTGCAAACCAGAGAAAAAAACGCTCTCCATAGTCGTATCATTAAACATTGTAGTAGCGTGGTTTAATATGTTTAAAGCTTTGTCTGCTTTTTCTAATCGAGTTGATGGCTCTGATTCTTGTCTAGTCCAACCCGCACCAGTGACTTTAATTCTTTCAAACTCTGCAATTACATACTCACAAAACCCTTCTGGGTAAACATCTTCGTATGTGGCTATAAAATCATTGTATGTGTTTTTCATCTAAATAAAGGCCCTGAGACCCAAGTAACCAAAGAAGCCCTTTCCCCTTGCACTACAGGAGTAACTTGGTGAAGAGTGTAAGAAGGAAAAACTGCTATTAATCCTTTTTCTCTAGGAATAGTTTTCGGCTCTTGAGAAGTTTTTATTTCTAAATTACCACCTTCATATTCTAAGGGGTCACTAAGCTGAACGGATAAAGAAAGTTTTCGGTTAGGCGCTCCCCCTTTGCCACTATCTTGATGCCACCCGTACATTCCTTGCTCAGACATTTGATATCTAGTTAGCTGCAAAGGTTCCGCAAAACCCGTTAAGTCAAATCCATAATATTGAGCATTAAGAGAAGATACAACATGACCAAGTTTGTTATAAATCCACTCTGTTTCAGCATTACATTCAAGCCAAGATATTTTTGACCTTCTTACTTTTAGAACACTTTCACTATCGTGGTTCCCTGCTGATGCCCTGTCTTCTGCCGCAGATGCTATTTTATTTAAATATTTTAGCTCGTCATCAGTAAAAGCACCTCTCCACCAAGCATAGGGTTCTATACTTTGAGAGTAAGGAGTTACAAGAAACTGCACTATTTAGCCTCGCTTGAAATAATAAAATGTAGGCATGTAGTGGGAAGTTCGTTTCTATTCTCTGTTAGTTCGTGTTCAAGCCAAGAGCTGCTAATTAAAACAGTGCCGGGGCATATCCCGCTAAAATGTATCGAGCCAGTAGATTCTGTGACGTCGCTACTATGAGCCGATTCTAGTTCTACCATGCTTTTTCTAACTCTAGGGTCATGGTAAACCGGATACGAGCTATTAGTAGGAGGTGTATCCAGAAACATCCACCCACAAAGTTGGCTATTTTTATGGGTATGCACGTTTGTTTTATCCCCCTTATAAACATCTTGCGCCCACACGCTAACTTTTAAGGTATACTTTTCTACTGCATACCCTTGCTCGCTAAGTATTTTTGCGGACTGCTCTAAGAGATATTTTTTAAAAGTGCTTAACTCAGGTGCGCCTGAAATATCCGCCGTTTGAATGAACGAACCTTGCTCCAGAACTTCCCCGGAGTATTCGCTCACATACTTTTTTAGCGCGTACAACCACTCTGGTTTTTCATCTCTGTAAACCAAAGTGGGAAAATACGAAAACGTATTCACTAACTTTCAATATATGTAACTAAAGTATCCGCAAAAGCCGTAACTTCTGAAGCAGTTATTTCTCTGCTTCCCGCCGCTTGATCCAAACGATTGTGAACAAGCATATTAGTCGCTATTTGAACTGCGCTTAGTTTGCCCCTTCTGGATTCCAAACGAAGTTGTTCATCTGTGCGAGAATTTTCCATTGCCGCTTGTAGTTCAAGTTCTGCTTGCTGTTCTGCTGTTAATGCCATGTTAGTAGCCTCCTAGGCTTTCTTAAATTAAGTGGTTAGATTTTTCATAGGTAATGTTACATACCAAGTTGTTCCACCATCGGGCGAAAAGAAAAACCATATATCGACTGCATTTGCCGTGGTTGTCCTAGAAATAGACCCACCCGGATATTTGAACGTACCGCCCGCTAAAGCTACAGTCCTAGACGGCGTACCGTCATTAGTGAGCACCAAAGTAAACGAGGTTGCTCGGTTAGCCGTGCTGTTAGGTGTAGCCAAAGTAATAGTGGCATTACCGTTCAAGGTCGCAGTAAATACGTTACCGTCGTCACAGTCAATAGTTACGGCTGTTCCAGTATTACCTAGGGCGGTCACTCCGTCAGAGAACACACCCGAGAAAAACACACTGGAGTCCATCGAAAGCACAGTATTTGCACTAGCGTTTTGAATTCCTGTAGTAATCTTAGGAGTAGTAAGCGCGGGGCTTACGTTAAGAACTGTAGCGCCTGTACCCGTAGAAGTTGTAACTCCTGTACCGCCGTTAGCAACTGGGAGGGTTCCTGTAATTTGCGAAGTAAGGTCAACACTGCCAAGAGTGCCGCCAAGTGTAAGGTTGCCCGAGCTAGTGACTGTACCCGTCAGAGTAATTCCATTAACTGTGCCTGTGCCGCCTACACTTGTTACCGTACCACCAGTTTCAGTGGGGTTAGCGTTAAGTACCGCAGCGCCTGCGCCTGCACCGTCTGTGACGACCATGACTTTAGAGCCGTTGGCGACGTTAACCGTAGCGCCTGAACCCTGCTTGATCGTGATGATCTGGCTGCCAGTAGTCGCGTTCTCGATTAGCCACACTTTAGATACTGTATTCGGACCGAGTGTTACTTCGCGTGTAGCTGTTAGCGACGCCGCAGAGGTGATCTTTAAGTAAAACCCACGAGTCGCATCTGTCGTAGCGTCCGGCATGGTGAAGGTTTCGTTGGCGTCAGCCGCCATTTGCTTCGTGCCGTAGCTAAAACCGTCAGTAATCAACTCAAGGTTAGTATTGGTGCTAGTCCCCCAAGTGCCACTTTCATCGCCTGTGGCGATTTCTTTAAGCCGTAAATTGTTTACATAAGTAGCCATTTAATTATCTCCAGTCCTTAACTTAAGGTGCTGCCACCGGCAGCAGGGACGCTTGTCGCGTAAATCGTTGTATTCTGACGCAAGTTTAGTGCTTCGCCGCAATCCGAGCAAGTATCGGCGGTTAATTCAGCCTCGTTCACATCATACCCGCAGTTGCCACATAACACTTCAATTTCATGCTTCGGGTCTATTGCGCTCCCCAAGTTTTTGGCTTCGTTTACTGTTTTCATGTGTTTTCCTACGCTGCAATTTTTTTCCAAGTAGTCCCCGGATCGGGAACTATTCTACTCCAAACCAGTACATTCCCGACTTCACCCGTGGCCTGTACACCAATGGGATTAACTACGGCAGCGGCTGTCTCGGTTGTCTCGCCTAGAGCTGTAGTACCCTGAACTCCCGTAACAGGGACATCAAGAACTAGCTCTACTGTTACGCTACCTAGTGCAGACGTTGCTTGCAGTCCGGTTTCCGTGACTATTGCGTCTGCTGTGACGCTTACCGTGCCTAGAGCGGTAGTGCCTACAACGCCCGTAGCATTAACAATTGCGTCACTTTGCACCCCGGCAGTGCCTAGAGCGGTAGTGCCTACAACGCCCGTTACAGCTACTATAGCGGCGGCTTCTATCTCTACCGTCCCAATTTCTCCGGTAGCGGCATTACCAAGAGCGCTTATCGCTCCATCGCCGTTAACTGCAATATTGCCAAGAGCTGTTGTGCCCACGACCCCAGTTACGGTGGCCGAAGTACCTTCTTGGACTGTAACCGAGCCTACTTCACCTGTGGCCTGCAAGCCTAAGGACTGACCCCAAGAACCTTGCCCCCAAGAACCGCGACCCCAACCACCCAACAGAACTTCCACATCGAACCTAAGCGTACCTAGTTCACCTGTGGCGCTAAGCCCTGTAACCGAAACGCTTTGGTTAATCGTAACGGAAGTAGAGCCTAGTCCCGCAGTGCCTGATACACCACTAACACTTACAACTGCACTTGCAGCCACCGTTACCGAACCTACTGCTCCCGTAGCAGACGGAACGACAGGACTTTCATCCCACCCATCTGTTCCCCAAGTGCTGTAGCCCCATCCGGTGATGGGGACGATAACATCAGCCATCTAAGTACCTTAAGCGATACGTATGATCGCGTTGCTCGCATCAGCAGCAGGGAAGACAATAGTAAAGTCGCCCGCAGTAGAGGTCTTATCCGAACCGAAATCCAGAACTGCGACAGCAGGGTTAGTGCCGCCGTTCGCTAAGTAGATCAAAGCGCCACGAGCAGTAATAGTTGCCGTAGAAAACGTCAAGTCAGCAAAGTCCAAGAACGCTGTAGTGCCAGTTGAAGCAGGGTTTGCTGAGATAGTCAGCGTGCCGCCGCCCGCACTGTAGCCTGTGCCTGAAACTTCGTTAGTTGCGCTGTATGCAGTAGTGGTTGCACCTAGCGTAGCTGAAGACGTATACAGCGCCAGTTTAAAGACCTGTGATGTGCCTGAAGCAAAGTCAAAGTCTCCACCAAGGATTTGAACTTTAAACGATGTAGCCATAGCTTGTGAAATAGCCATTTGTGTTTCCTCTTAGAATATTATGGGCCGGGTGATTCCGATTTAATTGGCAATCTAATCATGCCATCTCTAAATTCATCACGACGACGGCGACCCTGCTGCTCGATGCCGAGACCTTGTATTGCCTGCTTATAGCTGTCTTCAAAATATTTCAGCATTTCGAGCGGACCTTTGGTGTAACTGTATGCCTGAATAAGGCACGCATATAAAAGCGCTTCGGGGGCGTCAGTGCTTACCCACGTTGTCGTATTTGTAGATGACAACTGTTGCGGCTTATATATGTATCCTAACTGAACTTCGTAGTTAGCGTCTGGTGTAGGCGCTATATAAAACGTGTTTTGGTCCCATACTGAATAATATTTTGGGGTCCCAGTTTGGGAGTAATTAGGCCAATACTCTTTCATAAAAGAGGTGTCCCTAAACTCCAGAAAAGTTTGATTTCCACTTAACGTCGCCATAATGTAGCGGTGAGTAAGTATATCGCTTGGTGCAACTACAAAACGATTACCTTGAGTCATATTTGCAGTGGCTTCAATTTTAAAAACATCAAGATCAATGTCCCTAAGAATTCTGTTCTCAGCCATTGTTATGAAGGTATCTATAACCGAATTGGGGAACACATTAGCGTCCACCTCGGTGTAATTACGAATGTTTGTTACTAACTCATCATAGGTCATGTAATTACCACCGTGACTGCTCCAAGTGTACCTACGCCTTCAACTGCAATCGCAGCGGGGGCAGGTTGCATAGAACTCGGCACTGTCTCAAAAGGCGTATCGCCACCCGCGTTATTTACAAAAACGCTCAACGGCTCTGTTCTATCTGGGCGAGGATTCTCAAGTGCAATCGCATCGCCCCTGTACTTTAACGGGTCTAACTGCGGCTCTTTCGGCTCGTAATCCTCAGGGCACACCATAAAGCCCTTCCAATTTTTTTTCAGGGTCTGATAAGGATATCGCTGCCCGCAATAATCACAAAGGCCATAAGAATATTTACCCGTTGCCTGACTCATTTTTAAAAGCCTACGTCAGGCAGTATATAAGTACTGGCTGTGTCCCTGTCTTCCTGTGCCGCTCGATCAAAATCCTGCTCGTACATTTGCTGCAATGCTCCAGTTCTATCCGGCGCATACTTTAAAGACAACATATAGGCTAAACCCGATGCTAAACAAGGGAGAAACCTGAAATTTACGTCGGTAGTGTTAGTGTAATCTCCGGCGTCTTCCATGCGACGTATGCGGTAATAAACCAATGTATAGGCCTTGTCGGCAGCAGGGTACAGGTAGGCTTTCGGCGCACTTGTGCGCTCGACGTATATCTGAGACGGCCTTGCCTGTGTAAGCTTATCCGGCACGTTAAGGTATTCTTGGCGTCCAATACGCTCTATGTTTATATCCTGTTGTTGACCGTTGGTGGTTTGACGAATAACAGCAGTCAACACGTTTACCGTGTCTGTGGGCAGGTCAACCACAGAATCCCCTTGGACCAGTGCTTTAGTAGCTTGCTCAATGGTCCAAAGGTTTAAGCCTCTGTTTGCCCAGTCCAAAAACAACAAATTTAAGGACCGACGAGCCGAGTTTAGCTGATAGCCTGCAGTCATCTGCATGCCACAACGCTCGAACGCCTCTTCTACGAGGTCGTCAATCGATAAATTAAAGTCTGTTGTTCCTGAAGTAGCCATTACTTATACATCATCCCGCCGCGCATTTTCTTTTTGACACCACGGCCCATAAGAACGTCAGCTTGAGTCACTTTGCCGTCTTTGTTCATGTCAGGGAAGCTTTTCTTACTGTTTGCCATGCCCCCTTTGTTCATCATGACGGGGTCGCCCACCTTACGGCTAGGCTTAGATTCAACTTTATTTCTAGGACCTGTTCCTACGCATCCTCCGCCTCTGGTAGCGGCACCCATTCCACGTCCGGCCATGTTACTTACCTCGTTTGGTTGTACGGCCCTTATGAGCCGAATTTTTCATAATCGTGCCATCAGGCATGCGGTGTAAGCCCTTCTTGACTATTCCCCCATCCTTCTTGGCTACGGGCTTGGCAGTTTTAGCGGCTTGCTTAAAAGCGCCTGCAGTAGGTGCCCCTTTACTGCCGACCTTCCGCATTTTCTCGCCTGAACCCGCTGCAATACGCGCTTTTTTGGCCGCGATATTCGCATATAAACCTTTTTTAGCTACCATTTTTTACAGCTCCAGTATCGTGCCGAAAATTTATCTTTTGCAGTGTCGCAGTTGTGGCGCGCTCTAAAACTAGCTCGCCGCTCTGGTATAGATTTTTTGATCGTCATATTCGGATCGCCAAACCTAACCAGTTTTACGTCGTCGCCTTTCTTGGCTAAGACAGCGAACTTCTTGCTGCCTCCTGAGGTTCTTTTAGGCTTGTTATAACCTGAAAAAGTCTCGCCTCGATAAGCTACACGCCCAGAGGGCGTGCGTTTAACTGACTTCGTAGAGGCCATTAGGCCGCCACTCCGCCCGCGTATACCAAAGTCACACTGGTTATCTGGACATCGGTTGCGTCAATAAAAGCACCTGAATCGAACAAGGCTCCGCCGTCTGGGATATCTATCTCATACTGTCCGGCCGCTGCAGGGGTATGAATAGTGATCAAAGACGTAGCCGAGTCTGCTGCACCGTTTCTAATTTCAAAAGAAGAAGCAGTAGCAGTACAGGTGTAATAAATGCCATATAGACGAGTTCGACCAGATACGGCCGCCACACTGATAGCGTTTCCACCCACAGGTATTTTGGTTACTAGCTCAATATTGCTTGCGCTCATAAGTTACCCCTATTAAATGAGAAACTTAGGATAGGTTGTTGTTTTGGAGATACATAACAGTAACCGTTCCGGCGCCCGTGCCATCACCACTAGCCCCTGTGAAATCCGCAAGAACTTCTAGGTCAGTAGTGCCAACATTAGTGGCTTCTGTGTCCAATGTGCCGTGAGTTGTACCCAAAGCTTTGACATTTACCACGTCCAGAAAAGCATTGGCATCTGCGGCGGTACCTACCGATACAGTAGCCGCACCCGAGTCAGTATTAGCAGTGGTGACGTTTAAGATAACGTCAATTATTTGAGAGTTTGCAGGGACTATGGCAACTCTTTGGTTTAAAGCACTGGCGCCTGTAATATCTACGATAATAGACTGAGCCATTGTTACAAAACCAGTATTGGCGACGTTTGTGCCAACTGTAGTGCCTATAGTGTCTTTGATAGTTCCGGCTTTAATAGGGCCTGAAAAAGTAGTTGTAGCCATTAGGAGAACCTCACATGCGAGTTAATTTGGGGTGCATCTGTCTGCATGTCGTCAGCCGGAACTGTCAGATACACCGAATGAGTCCGGTATACTGGATTATATAACACTTATTTGCGTAACGCACAAATAAAAAAGGCCCGTCTGTGGGGACGGGCCAACTTCTCAAGGGATACTGCAATTTAAATCTAACACTAAATCCGAAACAAAAGAAAGGGGGCCGAAGCCCCCTTTCTAGTTCCTACCACTCCGTTATGGAGTGCCCGGCGATCCGAAGATGCCACGTGGGTCGCTGAAGCCAAAGCTGTAGCGCTCACGAGCCTTGTAACGAACATTGCCGGTGTCGAAGTCGCCTTCAAAACCAGTTTTGATCCCTACACGGTTAAACATCTTCATGCCGTTAGGCGCGTCAGTCATGATAAAGAACGCATCAGGGTCTGTGAGGTAATGGTTTACCTTGTAGCCCTGTGGAACCATACCCATGTTACGCACGGCGTTGATGTCGTTATCAGCAGTGCCGACACGAAGAGTAGACTTCATGATGCGGTCTGCTGTGAACTGAAGCTCCTTAGGGATAATCAGCTTAGTACCTTGAACAGCAATCTTCAGGCCGCGCTCGTCAGTGAACGCTGCGATGTCGATAAGAGCCTGCTCAAGAGAAGCCTCGCTAAGGTCTGCCGCAACAGCCAACTCGTTTGCAAGATCAGGTCCACCTAAAGTGGGGTGATCTGTCGCACAGAGAGGCTTGCCGTCACCGCCAATAGAGGTAGTGAAAGCGTTGTTGAGGATAGAAGCAGCTTTAATCTGCTTTGTTGTCGCCATTGAACGAGCGAGCGCCTTTGTGTAACGAGCCGATAGTCGGTCGTACAGGTTGTCTTCCACTGCCTCTTCAGTCAGTGAGAAGGCCAAAGCCACTGTTTCGTGAGTGTAGCGAGCAGTGTAAACCTCTTGGGCTTGATCGAATGCAACACCCGAACCCTCTGATTTAACTGGCGCTTCGCCAAACCCGGATAACATCACCTCCTCTTCAAAGGCTCGGTCCGAAGACTCTGTCTCGTAGATTTCAGTATGCTCGTTGTCGTAAGAACTATATTCGAGGCCAAACAAAGCGTTTAGACCCGGCTCTAGCTCTTTTACTAGTTGTGAACGTGATATAGCCATGACCTAAGTCTCCTATTGACCTGCAACACCGGCAGAACCGTAAAGGTGCTCGTTAATTTTAACTACAACCACCGCGTTTGCGCCGACTGCGTTGTTAGGCACGTCCCAAAGACCAATGACCTTAAGGTTAAGTGCTGCAGTAGTAGCAATGCTTGATGTATCCAACTCGTTCGCTGAAACACCTGTTGTAGTGCTGCCCGTTCCAATAACGATGTCTGCATTTTTACCGTAATCGGTTACAGCAGAAGTGCCATCGTTTTGGATAAGGAACATCTGGCTAGGATCATCAAGTACGTCTGCGGTGATCTTACCCTGAGTGATGTTCACTGAACCGGGATAGTAGTTTGAGAACGTGGGTTTGCCAGTGGTTGGGTCTGTGTAGAAACAACCATTGAACACGCCGACCGCCGCTGTGTGAGACGAAGGGTCGAATTGGAGAATGTAACCATCTTTCAATGTGACTAGGTCACCTTGAAAAATAGCTCCTGCTTGGTTGTCCGCAATTTCGTAACCGTACTGCTTCTGGCTACCAGTGCCAGAAAGGTTACCAAGCGGACGTAAGCCAAAGGCTTTGTCTGCATTTGCCATGATAAATGTCCTCTAGAATTAAGATTACTCGGAACCCGATCTTGGGCCACCGAGGCTTACTTTGGACTGTCTTTCCGGCGAGTTGATCTTCATTGACGAGTGTGCATTCGTCTTCAACATGTCGTTATCGACTGCCCTTATCTGATCATGGGTCCGTGAAGAATAAAATTGTCGACGCTCTTCTGCTGTTTCATCGGGTATTCTAGCTAACAACAATCCGCCCACAGAGATTACCCCTGCATGCTTGCCGTCATCTTGAACACCTGAGTCAAAGTCAGGGTGCTCGTCCGCTCTAACCAGTTCATACCCCTCTCGGAGCTTTCCTGCGATGTTAGTACGGTCGTCTACCCCGCCTGATTCAGCCCTGATCCAACGGTGCTTGTAGCCCGCAGGCGCAGGAGGCGCGTCTAATCGTGAAGGAGGTGCCCAAGGTTTACGGCGCGTAGTGGTCTCACGGGTATCCGAATCACGAACACTACGATTAAGTTTTGGCACGTTTTTCTCAGTCATTTAAATTACTCCTTAACGTATTTGGCATATTCTTCAAGTGGGACCCCAAGTTTTTTTGCTATCGCAACCTGACTGGGACTCAACCTTACAGAGCGGCGTGCTGAGTTGTTTACTCCCGAAGATCGGGTTGCAGGGGCTACCGTTTGCACGGGTCGGTTAGTCCTGTTGTTTTGTTGCGTAGGCTCAATGCCATATTCACTAGGAAATATTTGGCTCATCCTACGGTCGATCTCACTATAGTACTCGTCGGTGCTTGGGTCAAACCCTTCTTTTTGGATTAAATCCATGTGAATGCCCCTAACTGTGTGGGTCATTACCGTATTTTGACCAAACCAAGTATTTTTTTCTGCCCAGTCCTCAGCCTTCATATCTGGCTCAGGCATTCTTGGGCGTAGTATTTCGGGTTCTTCCTTTGGCTGTCTAGGGGCTTGAGCTTCTTGCTGACGCCGATTTGTCGTCTCATTAAGCTTGTTTTGTTCCCAGACCATAGACGTAAGACGTTGTTGAGCCTCTGTTTCAGTGTCTATGTCGCCCTCTTCACGAGCTTTTTTGATTACCTGTTTAAGGGCTATAAGATGGCTGTCAACACGGCCTTGGGCTTCTTGCAGCCTTTCCGTGTCCGTCTTCCTATACTGCTCTTCGAGAGTTTCGTTTTGCTGTTTTACGTTGCGCGCATAATCAAGAGCAGCTTCTTCTCGGCGCTGTGTTTCTCTCAAACGAGCAGTAAGCTTGTCTATTCGCTTCTTAACTTTATCTGAATAGTTATCTAATTCTTCTTCTGCGGGGGCCGCTTTTTTAGCCTCCTCCTGTACTACTTCCGCCTCTTCTTCTACCGCTAATTTAGCGTCAGAGCCGTCCTCATTCATCTCAATGGTGGCTTCCTGCTCATCTTCGCCAACATTAAAGTCTAACTCTTCTGTCATTGATTCACTCATAAAAAGCCTCCTTACATGTGTAGAATGTCTTCAGGATCATTTACTAGCCCTAAAATTTCATCGTCGTTTAACAGACGAATCTCGCCACCATCTATCTGAATCCGAGACCCTGCGTATCGACCAAATATTACCCAGTCGCCTGCTTTACACCACGGGCCGTAGGGGAATTTAGACTCGTCAGCATAAGATAGGTCACCCACCTTCAACACGTACCCGACATTAGTTGCCAGTTGTGTTCGTTGACGGGTCTCATCCGCAAGCACAATTCCGCCTTTAGTGGTTTTAGCGCCACGATAAGGCAGGATAGCTAGTCGCCATCCAGTGGGTTGCGGAATAAGGTTTAAAACAGAGTCGGAAAGGCCATGTTCGGCAACTTTCCCTTCATCGGTGTACGCATCGTCAAGGGTTAGCTTGGTGCTTTTGGCTGCGTTATCTTCAGCCTCCGCTTTCCACTTTTCCTCTAGGGGCGTAAGTTTCTTTTCAGATTCCATATAAGTCTCTCTGGTAGGTTAAAATTCTTCTGAATGTTTATCCAATTTGTCTCGGATAATCTGATCCACAAGCTTTATGCCTTCCAGACGGCCCATAAGGAAACGGTAGCGTTCCATGTCGGTAATAGTGCCATTGAGCACTAGTGCCTCGGAGTCTTCCTGTAACTTCCTAACTTCTTTCAATACGCTTTCAGCGAATTCAAGCATGGTCGTTTTTCCATGAGAGCAGACAGTTTAAAGCCACCGTCTGGGGGCATACTTAGTAAATCTTTACTGGGCGGTTCCCGTCACGTTTTTTAACGGTCCTAACTGCCCCACCAGACTTCATCTTGTTAGATTTGCCTGCTGTATTCAGAGCAATGGCTACAGCTTGTTTTTGAGCTGCAGCTTTGTTCTTAGGTTTACTGGCGCCTATTTTACCCTTTTTTGCGTAAGTTCCAACCAGTTCACCTACATTTTTACTGATTATTTTACTACTAGAGCCTTTTTTAAGCGGCATTATCTTTTTCCTTGGTTAGAGGCGTCAATTCTTTCTCTGGCAACATTCGCTCTTTCCTGCGCTATTTTCTGCTGAGACTCTATTCGGGCTTGGTTGGCTTCCGCATTTTGAACAATTCTAGCCTCATCAAGCTTAACACCTTCTTGTTTGAGTGCTATGTCCGCTTGGTCTTTAGCAGCACGCTGCTCTAGCTCCTTGGCCTTCAATGCTACTACGGGGTCTTCGCCTGTTCCCTCGCCTGAGAGTTGGCCTTGGACGTTTTTCATTTCCATCATGCCCTCGGCAACCTTGATCGAGATCATTGCTTCACGCTGAAGGTCAGAAACCATGTTGTCAGGGTCCGCACCGTACTCAGTAAACAGCTCTGCTTCCGTGGCCTCCTCTGCCTTTAATCGTACATGGTCTAAAATATGCTTTTGGAGTTCTGCTGATCCCAAAGGATTAGCCTGCATAAGAGGCGACATGCCCATCATTAGGTGAGCTGCAATATGTGCGTCGTGTTGTTGTCCGGCGAAAGCCTTCAACGACTTGTTGTCCGCCGCATCAGCGTTCTCGCTTGCAGGGTCTTTAGGCAACTGATTAGTTTCCATCTTCAAAATGCCATCAATGTCTCGGACGTTCATGGCCTGATAGACGCGGTGGTAAGCTTCGTACATGTTGTGCATTTGAGGCGCACTTTGCGCTAATTGCAACTGAGCCTGCGCTAAGGTAATCCGTTGAGCCGCAGAGAATACATTTGGGTCTGCTATGGGCAATATAGCGACCATATGGGTAAAATCTTCTCTTTTTACACATCTAGACGCTCCGGGAACGTCATATGGGTATTCATCGGGTAGAAATTGCCCGAATCCTGCCGCTAACATCTCGAATTCTTGCGTCTGAGCGTAGTAAAGGCGTTTGTGTATGGCAGAGGTCACTATCGAACCGCGTTCCAACAGCGCAAGCGTAGTGCCCACAGCGGCCTGTTGGTTAGAATCGCCAACTTGCATGTCTGCAGTGCTTGCAAGGCGCTTTCCGGCGTCTACGGTGAATCCTAGAAGCGTAAATAGCGTCTGACTTGGCTCTTTGTAGGGTAGAGGCAGCAGTGAACCACTTAACTCGGCGCCACCGGCGTCAATATCCCGCCATTCGCCCGGCTGAATAGGGTTGTCATCGTCAGCAATCCGCGCACCCTTCGCTTTAAAGCCTGCAGGGAGGTTGGATAGCGTGCCTGCGTCAAGAAGTTGACGCAAAGCGGCTGTTGCAGTTTTACTTAGGCCACCAATCAGGTGAACAAAGCCCAAACCGTAAGCGCCGGGGCCTTCAATCAGCACATAATGCACGAAATACTCGCGTCGACACTTGTATTCGTCGTCCTCTAGCCAGTTTCTGCGTACTCCGACCACTTGTCCGCTGTTTTCGTCAATCGTAACGACGTAAGGCAGCTTGATTCCCGTCTCTTTCTTCTTGTCGTCTAGGTCTTCAAAGCCCATAAGGTCCAAATCGACTTGGAACTCAAGCAAAAAGACTTCTTCAGGCTCGCCGCTTGAAGTTAGGCCTGTCACTCGATCTATTGCGTATCTGATCTGATCCCCGCCGACAGGGTTATTTTCTGGATCGACCACTACGTCGAGGTATTCACCTGCAACAACGCGCTTTCTGAACTCATTTGAGTCCATAGATATACGGTGGGTAATTCTTGGGCACTGAGAGATGACACTCGACCCGTTGTAAGGAATATAGAGGTCGTCAGGAAGAACCAGACGACTAACCATACGACCCAATTGTTCATCATAATAGACCTTCTTGAATGCGGAGCCGCCGTATCCAACGTAAAATAGTAATTGATCGAACTCCGGCGTGTATTCTTTCATCACCGACGTGATTTGGTAGTTCATAAAGTCCTGCACGCGCGAAGCCTGTTGGACCTTGTCGATAGTTTCTTTGCCTAGAGTCTCAGTGCGGACAGGGCCGCCTGCGGGCATAAGCTCTTTAAACGCCTGCGACTGGAACTGGATTACCGCTTCAGTCAGCATTGGGTGTACTGCGCCTGCAGCACCACGGAACGGTCGCGTGCGGTCCTCAATTTTAAGGCCTAGCAAGTCCATTCCCTTGGCGTACATCTGCTCCCAGTCCTGCCTAGAGGCTTTGTCTGCTTCAAACAAAGCAAGTAGGTCAGAGGAGATATCATTCAACTCGGTTTCGTCAATGACCTCGGCAAGGTTACTGTAGAACTCAACGTCGTCTTCCTCGTTAACTTCAATAACGGCGCTGCCATCATCCTCTAAGATGATCTCAATATCAGGCTCTTGTTCACCCATCATTTCCATGATGTCAGTTACTGGGGCCAGATTAACGACTTTATCTACAGGCATGACTTTGTCCTATTTGTATGTTCGGTTGTCATTGTACACGCGCTCTACTGATCCGCCACTTTTGAAATAGTCAGGCTCGCCTTTTTTACGCTTTTTAGGGTCTAGTGCGTGCTCTGGACTTTCTAGTGGCCTAGTCTTAACGTCTTTGGCAAGAACTAGCGGCCCAATCTGGATTACTTCTTTTGCTGAGCCAACGGGTTGTCCCGTGGCCTTGTCATAAAAGAACGAATGGCGATAGGGGTTCATTCCTACCTGCGTCCAGTTTGGATCGTTAATAAACTTTTCGGCTTGTTCTTTGGCGACTTCAGGATCAACATTACGCCACTTGCCGTTCATTCTAGCAAACGAAGCCTTAGGTTTCTTGCCCGTGGCAACCCCAAAGGCCGATTTAGCGTTACTGTTGAATTGAACGTCATCAAGGACGGCTATTTTGCCATAGCCTAGTGAACTTCCAGAAACGCCTGCGCCTTCATGCACGGATACTACCCACGTGTTGTAGCTGTTGTAAGCAGGGATGTCTAATCTTGAACCCACCATAGTGCCGTCGGCAATCTTTGTGTCTAAGCCAATAATGCCTTTAGCCACCTTGTTTGCGTCTAGGGCAGAAGCAATCTCTTCAAACGAAGCTATTCGGGGGACTTCCGTGAGGGAAGTAATAGGGCGAAGGCGGTCTACTTCTTTCGAGTAGTCCGAAATAGATATCTCCCCCCTGCCAAGCTTTTCTGCCGCTTGGGAAAGTTCGGGGGTTTGTTCCTGCTTAAAATCGCCTTTATTAGCTTCACGCCAATCTTTGCGCTGCTGCTCGGTTACTACTTGATTCCCTTGCTCGAGTTTAGGCTCATCGCTTGCATTCCGGGCAGTGTCATCTTTAGGAGCTTGTCTCTGCGTGCTTTCTGGGCGGGGCTGAGAGTTGCCTTTGGTGGCGAGGTAGATGGATTCGCTGATTTTTCCTTGTTCATATGCGTCCTCTAATGCTTGGGTGATCTTGGGTAAAGACGTATTGTAATCCATTTCACTAATTTTATCCACAGTGGTGAGGAACTGTTTTCCTTCCGCGCCGTGGTTGTTGACTATTTGGATGGCTACCCTGTCGTCGTTTTTGTATTTGTTTTCGATTTTCTTAATGCTTTCGCGGGCGTCTCTGTGTGCGCCCAAGAAGATATCAAGCGGAACTGTTCGTCCTGAGCCTAGCTCATTTTCCATTTTGTTTGCTCGGCCTAGCAACAAAGGCAAAGCTTTTTCCGGCGGACGATCTACATAGATAATGGTTACGGCTTTACCTGAATCCAAAGCTTGGTCTATCTGGGCTGAAGATTTTTCAAAGTTAGCTAGGGTTCCGTCTACGACTAGGTCGTAGGAATCTATCATGTCGTCAGGCAGCCCTGCGGTCTTACCGGAGGCCGCTCCACCGCCCGTGAACACCCATTGGCCATCTTGGCCCATAGTGTCACGAAGTGCTCTTTGGTACATAAGTTGATTTAACGCCGTAGAGGTGTCGTGGACATTTTGAGAAAGATTCCTATCATTACGGTAGTCCGGGCTTAGCTCCCTAAAGAAGTCCGTGTTAAGGACCTTTCCACCCTTGGAATCAGGGAGTTGTCGGTATTGGGCTATGGCAGCCTCGGGGTCGGCCCCTACCTGCTCATTAAACCGTTCCGCCACAGGGTCATTAACGACTCGCGGTAGCTTGGCTATCTTTTCTGCGTCATAGCCAAGAGCTTGGGGCGCGTTTGTAGGTAAAGAGCCTATGCCTTGGGCTTCTTGTACGACCCCGTCAGGTACATCTGTTGAAAGCTTTGTCCCGACTTCTTCGCCGCTATTTGATTGCGGATCATTTGCGCCACGGGAGAGTTCTCCCCCCGCTCCGCTATTTCCCTTTTTAACTGTTCTGCTAAGTTGCTCATCGTAGTCATCCCTAAAATAAACTTCAGTATCATAGTAGGTTATTCTTGCATCAGACACATTTCCGTCACCAACTGTATCATTAATTACACTTCGGAACAAGTCTTCTGCCTTATTGTAGCTTTCTGTAGCATTTTGCGGGTCAAAAGCGTCGTCAAACTCAGGCACATACTGGAACCTTAGCCCTGTTAGGCCTGCTGTTTCAGGGTCTCCTGACCTTGTCTGCCTGTTTATGCGGTCGTTGAATCGCATGTCCGTTACATAGGTAAACCCGTCTACACCTTTTTCTCGAAGCCTTTCCGTAACCTTAGCCATTTGCTCTGGGGTTATGGTCTCTCTAAAGTATATTTCAACGCCGGGCCTTGCATTCGGCGTGCCATCAGGCACCACACGAGACATAAATACCGCGTCTTGGTCATAGGCCTTGCCTTGCTCGATCAGTCGAGTTCTCAACGGCTGCATGTCAAAGTTGTCTCTGACAATAAACTCTGCGTTTAAGGCCCTTTCCGTGTCGCCCATGAAGGAACCGTAAGTATTGGCTAGGTTATAGGTCAATACCGAGGGGTCGTCTCTTACGACATCGTCAAATTCTGCTGCCAATTCGGCTTGTGCGTAGCCGCTCATGGGCTGATTAGGCCTTTCGCCCGCTACACCTAACTGAACCCTAGATAAAGGTGCCGCCAATGACGCTAATTCGTCCTGAGCTGCGCGTCTTGTTCCCTCAAACGCAGTTCTTGCGTCCATTACACGGAGGTCATACGCAGAATCCGTCTCGTTTTTACGCTGCTTGGGCTGCTTAAAGCCTGCATTAACCTCACGGCGCAATTCAGCTACACGTTCAGGCGACTGAGAACCGGCAAGCGACATCTCATACTCTAGCGAGCCGCCTTCACCGCTCTTAGTAGTCCACCCGTTCTTGGCCCAACGCTCTTTTTCCATGAACCATGCGATAGCTTGCAGGTCATCTGGACCCAAAGCGCCAAGGTCAGGGTTTACGCGCTGAACAGAACCGGATTGGTTTACGCGGTTTGCCGCATCACGGAAAACTTCCTGCCCAAATCCAAATTCTCCACCCACTTTAGGCTCGAACAGGGTAGAACCTACTCGGTGCGTCCCTGTTACGCCCTGTTCTGCGGCAGGGGGAATGCGATCTTGACCTGATAGCCTGCGGAGCATACGCGCTGCCCACACATCAACAGTGGCCTCATTGGTCAAACCGATCAAATTACCCGTAAAGTTAGGTGTTTTAGGTGCTGCACCTGCTTTCACTGTGCGGAACATGTCTAGCAACGCGCCCATTGAAGACGGGCTGTTGGTATTAAATAATGCGCCTGAATCTTTAGTGATTAACGGGAACTCGCCTGCTTTGTGCATAGCAGTTAGCGTTTTACCGTCTACCCGCTCTCCGGCATCAACACGCTTCTGGTACGCAGCAAGCTCCGCGTCATAGTCACCACGGCTGTACTTGCGGAGTATTTCCACTGCGTTATTAAAGTTCTGTTCGACGTTAGTCTGAGCGCTTGTTGTGCCAAGAATGTCAGCGAAAACATCTCCTAGTCCGCCAAATTCCGAACGTAACTGGTCCCGCATGCCACGATACCAGTTAGCCTGAGCCAGAATGTCTAGAGCCGCTTGATCTCCGGCCTCGGCACGCTGAACAATAGTTTCTACTTCGTTAACAATTCCATCAGATAGCTGTTGTTGCCACTGTTGTGGCTCCATTCCTTCCGGTGGATTTTGGAAACCGTAAGGAATCTTCTTGGTTTTTATTTTGGCCGTGTTGCCTTTAAACTCCGCGCCCAATATCGTAACCGGCGCCCATCCTTGATCCGGCCCATAGTTGGTTTTAAACGCTTCCCCCACGGACCTAGCAAGTTCCCTTTTTTTAGGGTTGCGCCCTGCGCTTTTATTTAGCGCAGCTTTTTCTGTCTTGTCTAAGTTCTCAAGTGGAAGAGGGATAGCGTCCACGTCGTCCAACATCTTACCTGATTCGCTTTGATCCGAGATTCCTAAAACCGTGCCCTCCGGCTCGCCCTCTGGGAGAGGTCCGTCGTCAATAGGAGGCTCGTCGCCCGTTATTCGACGCACATTACGAGCATCTAACGAATCCATAATGCCTCTAGCGGACATGTCGCCAGATACCGCCCCCGCAAGCTGCGCGGCCATAGAATCAGGGAACTGTGTGGCAGCTACCTGCGCGCCGCCTTCTCCGGCAAGGTACGCCATTGCCTCTCTGTATGCTGCGGGACCCGCCGCAAGAGCTTTCTGTAGTCTTGCAAAAGGGAGTATTTGAGTAGCCATGTAGGCGGGGTTTAACGGGCTTACGTCATCCGCGCCAACGCTTGCCTTTATGTTTTCACCAACAGGAACAAACGGCTTAGTCTCAATGCCCATTTTGTTTGCGACGGCCTTTGTACCCATCTGGGCTAAGTCACCAAGGCCAACAGTCATGTCCGTAGCGGCTGCAACAACGGGCTGCGTAACCTGAGACATTGCACGATTAAGATTGTCGAGCATGCTTTGGCTTTCAGTCTGCACTTGATCCGTGGGCCGTGGTTCTTGAACAGGGGCCGGAGCCTCTTCAGTATCCATCGCCATTAACTGAGCAGTAAGCTCGTCAGCCGTCATCGAGTCCGCAGGACCACCGTCCGCGAACCCTTCAGGCTTTTTTACAAGGCCGCCCTCCGCGAATATCAGCGCCCCACCTGCCGGTCCGAGGTCCCTAGCGAGTAGCTCATTGTCGTAGCCTCGAGTAGTGAAGTTAGACTGGCGGCTCTCCTCGTCGCCCTCGCCAAACCGAGCTATCGGCGGCATGCCCGGCGGCAATGTTTTACCAGTACCTTGCGCTAACGTAAACGGCGTTCGCGTGCCTGCCGCTATCTCAGAACGACCGTAGGTGTTGTAGTGGTTAAGCGCAAAACCTTCTGGAGTAGTGCCTGCAGGAAGCTCTCCTGCCGCCTTAGCGCGAGCGTAGTCCACCCCGACATCCGGGTTTAATCGAAGATAGTCAGAAATAGTTCCCGTGCTTTCCTCTTGTTTGGCTCTTGCTCGCTGTGAGTCCTGCTGACGGGTCAACGCATAGAGCTGCGAGCGAGACAGTCCGCCGCCGTAGCTTCCAGTGTTATTCAGAAGGCCGCTGTATCGGTCGTATCTTTCTTGGTCGCCGCCGGTTAATTGACGAAGGTCCTGTGCCGAGCGGCCTTGGGTATAACGATTAAGCGTATTGGTATCCATCAGAGACCGAGGTCGGCTCGTGACAGAAGGAGGAGTAAAGCTGAAGCCTGATCCGGTGGCCGAGAGCAACTTAGCAGCAGGCGTGTAGTCAAAACCCGTTAGCTGCTGTGTGCCCATCACATCTTCGGTGACCTCGGTCCGTGGGGCGCTGTCCCTGAACTCACGGTCGAGTGCTTCCTCGCCCGGCGCATAAATATCAGGCTGAGGTGCAATCGGCTGATAGACCGTAGGGGCGACGTACTCGGGCTGCGTGTTCACAAACCTATCCACGGAATCCTGTACTTGTTTTTCCTTCGCTATTTCTTCAGGTGTCTTTGTCACGTTGAACAGGATGCTTGGGTCCACGCCCGCCGCTGCAAAGTCTTGGAATGTAAAACCTCCCTCAGTAGCAAGGGTCTGCGCTTCACGTCGCTCAGCCTCGTCTATTACGCCGTCGGCCATAAGCCCTGTGACGTAATCCTGTGCCTGAGTGTAGAAAGGCTGCAGGTCCTGCCCCGCGTAAGGAGCCGCTGCAAATCCAGAGGTTACAGTAGACGGAGTAGAGAAAGTTTCAGGGAGTGGCGCGCCAGAGGTAAAGATCGCGTCGATAGTGGACTGCTGCACGCCTGCGGCTAGTGCGTCCTCTACAGTAACGCCGCTTTCAAGAATTGCGTTATAAGCAGTGGCCACGTCCCATGTGTCAGGACTCGCGGCTATCTCGCCAAGGATACGTTGTTCCGCTGCCAAAAGGTCGGCTGCCGTAGCACCCTTGCCATAAACAGGCTCACCTGACGGGGTGTGTACTGGGCCTCCGTGGGCCATTCTAAGGAGCATGTCTCTAGCAGAATAATTAGGCATGGG